ATTGGGACGAGTTCGCCTACGGCAAAGCTGGATGTAACGACTACTCAAAACGGCGCAACACGAGTGCGTGTAAACAACCAAAGCAGCGGAGCATCTGCCGTTGCTGGAGTTTTGCTTGATGCATACGGTGGTTCTTGGACTATTGATGTCCCCGCCTCAACCACATTTGTCAATCCGCTGCAATTTATCTTTGGCGGTTCAGAGAAGATGCGCCTCGACTCCGCCGGCAACCTCGGCTTGGGGGTTACTCCGAGTGCTTGGGGGAGTGGTGGAAATCTCCAGATTGGAAGCACAAAAGTTATTGGGTTCAGCGGTGAATACGGCAATACCGTCGCCAATGCTTATTACAACGCGGGATGGAAATATGCGTCTACAGCACCTGCTGTGCTCTATGAGATGTATTCTGGGTCGCATCGCTGGCACGTAGCCCCCTCCGGCACAGCAGGTGCAGCCATCAGCTTCACTCAGGCGATGACGCTGGATGCGAGTGGGAATTTGTGTGTTGGCATCACAGCACCATTGTTCAGCGCTACGACAGACATCCTGTCGCTTTCGCGGAATCATGCAAACAACACCGATCTTGTTGTTTCAAACCAAACAAACAACACTTCTGCTGCTTCGCGCCTTCGTCTTGAGGCTTACGGCGGCGGCTGGCAGCTGACGGTTCCGCAATCAAGCACGTTCGTCAACCCGCTTATATTTAGTTTTGGCGGCACCGAACGCGCCCGTATCGACTCCAGCGGCAATCTGCTGTTGGGACAGACGGGAACGGGCTACCAGAATTCCAATTCGTCATATCTGTCCAATCAGGCGTTTATCCAAAGTCACGCCTCTGGGACGGGAAACGCGACGAAATATGCGGGATTCGGGTACGCCGGATCGGAAATTGGCTCCATCACCCAAGCCGGTACAACAGCCACCGCCTACAACACCAGCTCCGACTACCGCCTGAAGAACATCACAGGCCCTGTCACCAACAGCGGTGCATACATCGACAGCCTTAACCCTGTCGAAGGCACTTGGAAGACTGACGGCTCCACGTTCGTTGGCTTGATTGCCCACGAAGCACAGGAGGTCTCGCGCACTCCGGTGGCCACAGGCGTGAAAGACGGCAAAGAGATGCAAAGCATGGACTACTCCAGTTCTGAAATCATCGCCAATCTGATCGCTGAAATAAAATCCCTTCGTGTCCGCGTGGCACATCTCGAATCCAACTGAAAGGAAACTGAAATGACTATCTTCAAAATCTCTACCCTTGATCGTGACACTGCTGATGGTTTCGTCACAGTAGCTCATTGGACTGCCTCGCAAGTAGACGGTGACTTCACAGCATCAACATACTCCACAGTCAGCTTCACCAAGGAAGACGGTGTAAACCTGATCCCTTATGCTGATCTCACCGAGGAAATCGTTATCGGCTGGGTTAAGGCTTCTCTGGGCGCTGAAGGCGTTAAAGCTATTGACGACGCTCTGGCAGCCAACATCGCTGAGCAAAAGGCTCCTAAGAAGGCTTCTGGTACACCTTGGGCTTAATGTTAAAGGAATAAATAGGTATGGCTACGTATTTGGATGTGGTAAATAATGTGCTCAGACGTTTACGGGAGCCTACTGTAACTTCCGTTAATGATACCGAGTATAGCGCAATGATTGGGGTGTTCGTTAATGATGCCAAGCGTGAAGTAGAGGATGCTTACGATTGGAACGCATTATCGGATACTCTTACAGCTGTCACCTCAGACGCTGTCTTCAACTATGTATTGGTAGGTTCTAAGACTCGCTTCAGGGTCATTGATGTCCTTAACGACACCAAAGACTTTGAACTCAAGTATGCACCTACGGCATGGATGAACAGACAGTATCTGATTACAGACACACAAAAGGGCGCGCCTCTGTACTACAACTTCAACGGTGTAGACACTAACGGTGACACTCAAGTGGATCTGTACCCTATTCCTGACGGTGTGTATAACATTCGCTTTAACCTGACTATTCCTCAGGCGGACTTGAGTGCGGATAATGACCGTATCCTAGTTCCTGATCACTTGGTATCTATGCTGGCTCACTCTAAAGCCATTGCTGAGCGAGGTGAGGACTCTGGTCTGGTTAGCTCTGAAGCATATCAGATGTATCGGTTATCTTTAGCGGATGCTGTTGCCATTGAACGTAATCACTACAAAGAAGAAACTATCTGGGAAAGTATCTAAGACATGGCTGAGCAACTATTAACTACTACCATTCAAGCTCCGGGCTTCATGGGCTTGAACTTACAAGACTCGTCAGTGAGTCTGGACAATGGTTATGCTACTGTTGCTCAGAACTGTGTCATTGATAAGTTTGGACGTATTGGTGCTCGTAAAGGCTGGACAACAGCTCACACTACCGTAGCTGCTCTGACAGGTTCTTACGTTAAAGCTATCGGTGAGCTGATTGACAACAGCGGTACTAGCTACATCATCGCAGCAGGAGCTAATAAGCTCTTTAAGCTCGTAGGTACTACCCTTACCGAGATTACCTACGGAGGCGGTGGATCAGCTCCCACAATCTCCGGTAGTAACTGGCAGATGGCTGCTTTGAACGGTGTATTGTATCTGTATCAAGTAGGCCATGATCCTCTGGTGTTTGACCCTGCTGTGAGTACTACAACGTACAAACGAGTGTCTGAGAAGACAGGTTCACTGGGTACTCTTCAGAACTCTAACTGTGTAATCAGTGCTTATGGTCGTACATGGAGTGCTCACACTTCTACCGACAAGAACACTATTCAGTTCTCTGACTTACTGGCTGGACATATTGTTAGTACAGGTACATCAGGTACACTTAACGTGGCTGAGATCTGGCCTAACGGTGCTGATGAAGTTATTGCCTTGGCTGCACATAACGGCTTCTTGATGATCTTTGGTCGTAGACAGATCCTGATTTACTCAGGTGCTCAAGATCCTTCTGCAATGACCTTGGCTGATAGCATCTCTGGTGTAGGCTGCTTAGCCCGTGACTCAGTGGTTGTTACAGGTGGTGATGTCCTGTTCTTAAGCGATACAGGCGTACGTTCCCTGATGCGGACTATCCAAGAGAAGTCTGCACCTATGCGTGAGGTTAGCTTGAACGTTAAGGATAGTTTGATTGATGATATTGCTGCTGAACAGGCTGCTGACATCAAAGCTATTTACTCCGACAAGGATGCCTTCTACCTTCTTTCTCTGCCTGTCTCAAACACTGTGTATTGCTTTGATATGCGTACACAACTTCAGAATGGTGCAGCAAGAACTACCACATGGCAGCAGATTACTCCAAGAGCCTTTTGCTACACCCGTAGTAAAGATTTATTACTTGGACAGTCAGGTTTTATCGGAAAATACAATAATTATCTTGACAACACTACCCAATATCGGTTAAAATACTATACGAACTATTTTGACTTCGGTAGCCCTACAGCAGTTAAGATTCTCAAGAAGATCAATACCACCTTTGTTGGAGGTAACGGTGCAGATGTGACGGTTAAGTACGGCTTTGACTTTAGTGCAAGCTATCTATCCCGTAACATCAGCTTGGGTGACATTAACATTGCTGAGTATGGTATCTCTGAGTATAACATTGGTGAATACACAGCAGGTGTTGTCTTTGACAATAAAAACATTAATGCTAGTGGTTCAGGCAACGTCCTCCAGATTGGCATTGAAACTGAAGTAAATGATTTTGAAATTTCGTTACAAAAACTTGATTGTTACGTTAAAGCAGGAAGAACACGATGAGTAATTACACACCAGCAACTGACTTTGCTGTTAAGGATTCCTTGGCTTCAGGTAATCCTAATAAGCTGGTCAAAGGTACTGAGATCAACACTGAGTTTACCTCTATCGCATCTGCGGTTAACTCTAAAGCTGACTTAAATGCTCCTGCTCTGACAGGGACAGCAACAGCTGTTGATCTAACAGTATCAGGAACATTAGAAGCTACTATCAAAGGCGGGGTATATTAATATGGCATGGTATGATGATTTATTGAGCGCTGCTACTAGCCCTGAGGCTATCAAAACAGGGATTAACACCTTAGGTGCTTTATACGCTTCTAATCAGGCTGCTGGTGCTCAGCAGAACGTAGCTAACGCTAACACCGCTGCTGCTCAACAAGCTGCTGACGCTGCTGCCTTCCGTCCTGTGGGTGTTACCACTCGCTTTGGTAAGTCTGGCTTCCAGTATGATGATCAAGGCCGATTGACAGGTGCTGGCTATCAGGTTGCCCCTGACGTTGCTGCTCAGCGTGAAGCATTGATGGGTTTGTCAGGTAGTTCCCTGTCACAGGCTCAACAAGCTCAAGGCCTGATGCCTCAGTACAACCAAGCTGCTCAAGGCTTGTTTGGTCTGGGTCAGCAGTTCTTACCTACATCGACTGCTTACAGCGCCTCTCCTGAGGCTATGAACTACGCTAATCAGCTTCGTGGTATTGCTAATCAAGCTATGCCTCAGAGCTACGACACACAAGCTGCTGCTCAGCAGTATATGCAGCAACAGCAAGGCTTGATGGCTCCTCAGCGTGAGCAACAACTGGCTCAGATTCGTAATCGCTTGCAACAGACAGGACGTAGTGGCTTGGCAACAGGTGCTACCGCTGCTGGCGGCATGGCTGCTACAAACCCTGAGATGGCTGCCTATTACAACTCTATCGCTCAGCAAGATGCTACTTTGGCAGCTAATGCTCAGCAGCAAGCCCGTGCTAACTTGATGCAGGACATTAACCTCAGCTCTAGCTTGGGTGGTCAGGCATTGCAGTCTCAGCAGGCTGCTGAAGAGATTGCTCGTCAGCGTATGCTGTCTAACCTGCAAACAGGTACTGGCTTATTCGGTCAAAGTGCTGGCTTGATGGGTCAAGGTTATGGCTTGCAGACACAAGCTCTGTCTCCTTGGACTTCATATCTGGGTGGTGCTCAGACGCTGGAAGGCTTGGGTCAACAGGCTCTTACAACAGGTACTGGCTTAGGTTCTTCTATGGCTGCTGCTGGCGCTCAGCAAGGTAACTTACTCAATTCTGCTGCTGCACGGACAGCTGCTTTGCAGTCTCAGGCGGCAGGTCTGCAAAGTGCTGCCATTCAAGGAGGGATTAAAGGATTATCTGATCCTATCGCTGCTTTGATCGGTAACTTGGCAGGTACTCCTCAGGGCACTAACATGACTCAGCAACAGTACGCTATGATTAGCGGCTACTAAAAGGATACATATGGCTACTCCTAGTTTATTTGGTATGTTGGGTGACGAGGCAGCAATGCAGCGTCAACTTGACGAACAACGTGCTCAGGCTTTTGCTGCGCAGACACAAGAGCAACGCTTAGCTGGTATGGGTTATCAGGCTGGTGCAGGACTTGGACGTGCTGTTGCAGGTATGTTCGGTGCCGACACTACTGATCCTGTTGTGCGCAAGGCTTCTCAAGTACGTCAGTTGGCTTCTCAGTTTGATACTACTCAGCCTGAAGGCATGATGAAGTTTGCACAGGCTGTTCAGGCTATTGATCCTAACTTGGCTGTGCAGGCTATGGAAAAAGCTCGTCAAGCTGAGTTACAAGTGGCCGAAATTGGCAAGACACGAGCAGAAGAAAGTAAATTAGTACAATCTTCTCAGCGTGAAGAACAATTACGTGCTGCTTTGTCAGGCCTCCCTCCAGACGCAGGTGATAAAGAAATTGAAGCTATTGTTCGCCAATACGGCAATCCTGATCGTATCTTTGCAACGCTAGAAAAGCGTCAAACAGCAGAGGCTAACCGTATTGCTAAAGCAGAGTTAGAACGCGAGAAAGCTGAGGAAAGAGCTTTGACGCAACAACGTGATCAGGAATTTAAACAACAAATGGCTATGTTGTCTGCTGCTTCTAAGAATGCCATGACAGACTTGCAACGTCAAATGGTACAGCTTAAGATTGACGATTTGAAAGCTAAGCAAAGCGATAAAGCTGAAGCTAAATTGATGAAAGAAGAAGGCGCTGTATCTCATGCTAATAAAGTCATTACCGATGTACTAGACGCTAAAAATCTGGTAACAGGTATGAATACAGGCTTGATTGGTAAAGGTCAATCCTTTGTTCCCGGAACGGATGCTTACACGCTTAAAGAACGTATTGCTACTATTAAAGCCAACCTTGGTTTTGATCGTTTACAGCAAATGCGAGATGCTAGCCCTACAGGAGGTGCTCTGGGTCAAGTGGCTGTTCAAGAATTGCAAGCGTTGCAGTCTTCTGTCGCTTCCTTAGATGTTGGATTACCTAAGAAAGAACTTGATAAAAATTTAAGTAAGATTCAATCTCATTATGCAGCTTGGTTGAAAGCATTGGGACGTGAAGTTCCTTCGGAATTGACACAGGCAGAACAACCCGCTGCTACAGGTACTTGGTCTATTAAGCCTAAACAATAAAGGACATAATATGGCAACATTTGTTGTAACTGCGCCTGATGGCAAAGAATATGAAATCACAGCACCTGAGGGCGCAACACAAGAGCAAGTGCTGTCTTATGCCAAGCAAAACTACGACAAAACTGCTCCTCAGCGTTCTATGGCAGAGGACGTAGGCCGCCAAGTAGGTTTGTCCGCACGAGCAGGCATTACAGGAGTGACTGCGATACCTGCTATGTTGGCCGATCCTTTAGCAGCTGGTATTAACCAAGTAGCAGGTCGTAAAATAATGGATCTTCCTAGTCAGGGTCTTCAGAACTTAATGACTGCTGTTGGTTTACCTGCTCCTGAGACAGGACTTGAGCGAGCAGTACAGGTAGGAGCTTCGGCTATGGCGGGCGTTCCTGCACAAGCTGCCTTGTCCGGTACGTCAGCTGCCTTAGCTCCTTTACGTCAGAACTTAGCACAGCAAACAGCAGCCGCAGGTGCTGGAGGCACAGCTGCTCAAGCTGCCCAAGAAACAGTTCAAGAAGCTACTGATAATCCTTTGGCTTCGATTGTGGCAGGTCTTGCAGCGGGTACTGTGGCAGGTTCTTTAGGAGCTAAAGGAGTTTCTGCTGCATCAGCTAAACGTCAACCTTTAGTTACCCTAGACGAAATTAAGCGCCGTGCTCAACAGTCTTATTCTAAGATGGAAGAACAAGGTGTTTATCTCAAACCTAAAAGTGTTTTAGATACGTTTAATCAAATTGAAGACAAACTGACAGCTCAGAACTTTAATCCTAAACTTGACGACCATAAGCCTGTATCTCAAGTACTGGATAAAGTACGTGAAATGACAGGAACTGAGCGAGTATCTTTCCCTAAGCTTGAACAGATGCGGTCTGCTTTAAATGATCTTAAAGGAGCTAAAGAGGCAGCAACTCGAAAGTATGCCGGACAAGCTGTAGCTGAGTTAGACACATATATTGCTCAATTAAAAGGCTCAGACATTATCGCAGGTAAGGGTAATGTAGGCACTGCCGTTAAAGCTGTTCAAGATGCCCGTAAGGACTGGAGAAACTTGTCCCGTGCTTCCGTGTTAGAAGATGCTTTGAATGTTGCTGAAGCAAAAGCCCTTGACCCTAAGGCATCTGAGGGTGAGCTGATTCGCAGACAATTGATTAATCTCGCGGGCAACAAGGACAAGATGCGTTCTTTCACGGAACGTGAACGTAATGCAATTAAGAGTGTAGCCAGCGGCCCTGTTGCTGATCCTCTTCTGTCTTTGATGGCTAGGTTTAACCCTGAGCGTAGTCAGCTGGTCACAGCAGGCACTGCTTTTACAGCCGGTACAAATCCTGCTTTAGCTGCTGCTGTTAGCGGTACAGGTTTTGCTGCTGACAAACTGCAAAGTTCTCTGCGTCAACGTGCTTTAAATCGTTTAATCTCTGACGTATCCCAAGGTACGTTACCTCAGGTTCCTGAAAATATGGCTTGGCGTGGTATGTTATCAGGTATTCTTCCTACACAGGAGTAACCCATGACATTCTCATTCGGAAACAGATCTAAGGAGCGCCTAACCGGAGTACATCCTGACCTAGTGAAAGTGATAGAGGAGGCTATCAAAGAGTCTCCTCTGGACTTCTCCATCACTGAAGGCTTACGCACTAGAGAGCGCCAACAGGAGCTCTTTGATGCAGGTAAGTCTCAGACGATGCGTAGTCGTCACTTAACAGGCCATGCCGTGGACATTGCTGTGATCAAGGACGGTACTGTGACTTGGGATGCCCAATACTACATACCTGTCCTTACTCACATCAAAGCAGTGGCTAGGCAGATGGAGATCCCTATTGTTTGTGGAAGTGACTGGGTGTCCTTTAAAGATTACCCGCACATCGAGCTACACAGGAGTAAATACATATGATTGAACTACTGCTACCCTTTGCAGGCAAGATTCTCGATAAGTTCTTCCCTGATCCTGCTCAAAAGGCAGAGGCTCAGGTGAAGCTTATTGAGCTTGCTCAGTCAGGTGAACTTGCTAAGATGGCTAATGACACTGAGCTGTTTAAGACAGAACAGGAGAATGTTACAGGTAGATGGCAGGCAGATATGTCGAGTGATTCTTGGTTGTCTAAGAACATTCGTCCTCTGTCTTTAATCGCTATCTTCTTAGGTTACTTTACCTTTGCTATGATGTCGGCCTACGGTTACAATGCCAATGAAGCCTATGTCACTTTATTGGGTAATTGGGGTATGCTCTGCTTCGGTGCTTACTTCGGTTCTCGTAGTTTAGAGAAAATTACTGAAATTAGGAGTAAGAGATGACTGGAGAAGTCTCACACAATGAGATCTACGAGCGACTATGCAAGGTAGAAGCTAAGGTAGACAAAGTGGCTACGGACACAGAAGGTATGGTAGAAGCTTTTCACGCTGCTCAAGGGGCTTTCACAGTCCTTGAGTGGATTGCTAAGGTAGCTAAACCTATCATCTTTATTGGTAGTATTATAGCTGCTGTTGCTGCTATGTGGCATAATCATAAGCCATAAACAAAGAAGGCCCGTTAGAGTTCATCGCTCTAACGGGCCTTTTTCATTTACTCTACAGTAACTTCCTTAACCTTTTTAGGCTTCGGAGGCTTATTTAGATTGCTCAAGTAACGATACCTGCGTACCATGCGCTTACCTGACTCATCAGCATCGAACCAGAACTCCTTACCGTTCTTCAGTTCATCCAGCTCCTTATCTGTCAAGAACCCTTTGTAGGCTTGGTCAAGGAGTTTGTTAATCTGCCTTGTAGCAAAGTCAGTCTGTCCTTTAACATTTGGAACAGTCCCAATAGAACCATAATGGGCAGTGTGCAGCATAAATTCAGCAGAATCAGCGATGTAACACTCAGGAGCCATACAAGCCAGCATAGAGGCAGCACTATACGCAGCACCAATGACAGTAACAGAGACTTGACCACGACAACCTTTCATAGCTTCGATTACCTGCCAGATAGCATCGGTACGACCAC